AATTTGTCGAGTAGTCGCGCCGTTATCGTTTCGCATCATGGCATATTGGACGCCTACTCTTGAATTGTTGCGAAACGGCGTGACAGGCGTTTCAATCGTTGTGGACGTATTGCCATGTTCAACCCTATGCTCAATCGTCCAATTAACAAAATTATCTAGAAATTGTAACCAACGCCAAATTTTGTTGGCATCTATCGTGCCGCTATGCTGTCTAAATTCAATCGTGCCATTTCTCCATGTATCAAGATTGATAGCGTAAAACTTACCATGGTTTAATTGCTCAATAGTAGTCGCATTTTCAATGCGCGTTGCGTTCAATGGATTACAATATCTATTGTTTGTGCGTGAACTAGGAAACATTGTATTGATAGTGTTTTGTTGTCGTTCATAGCGCCAAAGTAAATCTTTGACTATTACATCGTCAAATTTTGTTTCGCTATGTTCACTATAAAAACGGCCTGTGCGTTCAGTGTGTAAAATACTATCGCCTGTAAAACGTGCCGCGTGTGTTGTATCAGCCAACGGCGCGTTGCCTATATGAACGTGTAAACCACAAGCGCGATTAATGCTGCAACCTATACCGTCCAAAGCTGAACATAACGTTTCAAGGTATTCTTTACTTATTTGGCATAATGCAAAAACAGGCGTTATTATTTCAGCGTCTACACTAGGTGTACCATCATAAACAGACTTAAATCCTTTGATACCGCGTTCACGCAATTTAGTGCCAACAATATCATAATTTATGCCATGCGTTTCTATTTCTACTCCAAATGTTAAAGTCATTCTATATATCCTCTCTAACGTAAATTGTTGCTAGGATACGTCTTTCATTAGCGGCTCTATATTCTTTACTAAATTCAATTTCATCCGCCGTGCAATTAAATATGCTCTGAAAATGATCCATTAATTCATTAGCGTTTTTGGCTGTAATTTTAATATGTCTCATTCTTAGTTCAGATATTGCTGCTCTAATTCTTGACGAGCTGCTACACGTTGCCTCCATCATTTCAGATATAGAAGCGCCGTTAGGTCTACTAATCATTTCAAGAATAATTGATATTTTTGATAATGGTCTTAAATGTGCATAGGTCATTTTATTTCTCACTTTCTTTTTTGTTTATACCTAACCTTACAAAATATTTTATACTATAACAAGCAAAAAATCCCACAAAATCCTAAATTATTCGGTTTATTTTTGCCAAAAAAATTCAAAAAAAAAGAAAAAAATTGTAGATAATATGTATATAAATAAGGGTATATATACATATATCCCGAACCCCGAACCCGAAGCCCGAACCCCGAATCCCGAACTGGTGTTCCAGGGTACTGGCGAACAATTGTTCGGGTTATTTTTTTACCAGTGCAAAAACCAGCAGGATATATGATTATTATACAGGAAGCAGGACAAAAAAAGGGGCACAGCAGGTGCTGTACCCCGAAGGCCCGATGCCCGATTGATATTATTGTTCCTTTTTTAAATTGCAATGATCGTAAGCTTCATCAACGAATGCATCCAAACTGAGAGTGAAGCTGTCCCTTAATTGTTTAAACTCCTTCTTTTGACTTTCTGACAATTGGTTTTGAATGTGCCATAAACAATCCTCGGCTTTACCGATAAAAGTTTCTAATTTATCCAAATTGTATTTTAAATAGTCTGTCATTTTTTTCTCCTCACTTATTAGACTAACCCCAATATATCCCATTCTTTTCTAATTGTCAACATAAAATATAAAAAAATTTATAAAAAACACCAGTACCTGCGCCTGGGCATAACCCGAACAATTGTTCTATTTATTTCCCAGGCAGCGGGAAACCCAGCAGGTAATGAAGGCGGAGGTCCAGGTAATTTCTACCTGGTCTTCGCCCAGTATCCCGAACAATTGTTCCGCATTCCCCCAGGCTGGCAGGATCTCCAGGTAAAAGATACCTGGTTGTTTACCCAGCTCCTGCCTGGTACAATAACCCGAACAATTCTTCGGGATGACCCGAAGACCAGGGAGATCCCGAACCAAAATACTATATGTGCCTGGGAATCCCGCAGCCAGCCCGACATAACCCGAACAATTTTTCGGGTTCCCGACCCCGAAGCTGGGCCTTCCCCTGCTGGACGGCGAAAAAAACGGGGCTGGCGGGCGGATGACCGCCCCCGCCAAGCGTTCCCGTTACTCTGCTGCTTCTTGATTATAGTTCGTTATAGGATTTTGTTCGGGTTCTGTGGGATTTTCTGCGGGTGTTACGTCAATCATACGATTTTTAGCACGATCCATAAATTCTTGCAGTTGTTCCACGATCTGCTCCCGACTGAGATTGTCAACGTGTTCGTGCGTTACATGGCTACGGGCGACCATTAAACCCGTTACCTTCAACCTGAGTTCCTCGGCTTTTATAGCTGCTCCAAAGTTCCCCTCTTGCCATGCCTCATCCCGTAAGCGTTGCATATCCCGAACAGATTTAGTTATTGACACCCCGTATTTAGCCTCAAGCTCCTGACGCATCTCCTCCATTCGTTCTTTGACCCGTGGGTGATTGAGAAGCTGCACAGCGGAAACGTTCGGGTTTTTATACCCTGCTTCCCTAGCTGCTGCGGTTTGGGTCATATCTTTATGAATGTAGTTATCGAGAAACTTCTGCTGCGGTGGCGTAAGTCTCTTTTCTCCTTTTGCTACCTGCTCCCCGACCTTTGGCATACTGGCTCCCGTGCTACCCGAACAATTTATCGGTTTATATTACCTCATCCAGTGCTGCCGTCAAGTGCTATTTATCCCAAACTTTTCTAACACAACATCAGGCACGGCGGCGACAACATTACATCAGGGGGGTTAAGGTATATAACCCCCCCTATAGGGGGGTGACGTAGGTGACGTAAAATAACATATTGATTTTATTACATTATTTACGTCAAATGAACTTTTAACGTAAATGACGTAAACCCGTAAGTCATTGATATTATTACATAATCTACGTTACGTTACTTACGTCAACTTTTGACGTAGATTTTTTTGACGTAAATTATCGTTTAAAATCAATGGGGGCACTTTTCATAAATTATTTTATGTTTAGGGGTTGATCTTTGGGATTGTATGGGATATATATCATATTGTCTAGTAAAAGGAGGACAGAAAATGTCAGGTTACAACGGATGGAAGAACTGGGAAACGTGGGTTACCAACCTATGGTATGGCGACAATCTTAATGAGTATTACTTGGAGCTTTTCCGTGAGGGTAATTTAACCAACCCTGTAGAAGCTGATGATGTCAAAGAATATATTGAAAGCTTTATTTTTGACTGTGGTGACATTCCCGAAAATGGTTTTGTTACCGATTTGGTAAATGGCGCAATGAGCGAAGTTGATTGGCAAGAGATTGCGGATCACGTTGAAGAAGCAATTAAATATGAAATGGAGAACGCATAATGTATTATTTAGCGTATGGCATGAACACGAGCCGCGATGCAATGGCGGTGAGGTGTCCAAAAGCAAAACCAATGGGCGGGTTTTACCTGCCCAACCACCGACTTATCTTCCGTGGCGTGGCTGACTTCCGCTACGACTCCGATTGTGTGCTTCCTGTGGTATTGTGGGAAATTACCCACGAATGTCTAATTGCGTTGGATAGGCTTGAAGGCTACCCGACTTTATACAACAGGCGTAAGATCAACGGCAATTGGATTATCTACGACATGAATGGCGACAAGGGAAAATTGCGGCATCCGTCAAGCGGTTACTATGATATGATTGAGAGCGGATACAAAGATTTCGGTCTTGATGATTGGTATTTGAGGGCCGCGAGGGAAGACGCATCTTACAACGAAGCAAAGCGCAAGGAGGTTGCAGTATGATTAATTTTCAAATTGAAAACATGGAAAGCTTTTTAAAGTGGGTGAAAACTTGCCCCTACACTTACAGCATCAGTTCGATGTCAGGGGGATTTGTTCACCTTAAAGTTCTTATTCCAGTGGATAAAGAGGTTAATGTGTCCGATGATTGATTGGCAAGATTGGATTATCGCCGCGATTACCTTTATTGCCGTGATGCTTTGGATTGTGGGAGTTGTCCTGCAATGGTGGTAGACCCCGACATATCCCGAATAATATGAAGCCCCCGCAAATTCAAGCGGGGGTTTTTTTGTCCCAGGCATATAACCCGAACAATTTATCGGGTTGTTTTTTTGTCCCCGCTGACGCATTTTTTTCTTGCATTGGTATTTTTCCCATGTTATACCAATTATTGCAGGAAGACATTTGGTCTGCCTTTCTGCCTCACAACTAGACACCCCTCAGTCTCCTATCTGAGGGGTTTTTTTTATTCATAAATTTTTTTATTTATTTGTTGACACCGAGCATAAACTATTTTATGTATGGGATATCTAGCAAATTGAAAAGGAGTAAAATCATGGGCTTAGATATGTATTTACGCGGTGACAAGTATATCGACAAGTACGATCATTCACAGCAAGCGCCCGAAGGTGGGTCATTGAAAGTAAAGCGGCCTATTGTCGATGGGTTTGAGGTTAGTAATCAAATTCTTGACATGGGATACTGGCGTAAGTTCGCACCGTTGCACGTTTACATTGTAAATGAGTTTGCCGATGGTGTTGATGAATGCCAGAGGATTGAACTTGATGGCGATCAATTACGCAAGATTGCAAATGCGTTGCGTGATAATGATTTGCCAAAAAACGATGATTGTCATGGCTTCTTTTTTGGCGGTGATGAATGGTGGGATGAATTACGTTCCCAAGGCAAGGAACACGCAAAGCTATTTGACGAAGCTGCCGATTGGGTTGATGAAACCCCGTGGGCTAGTGTTGCTTATCAGGCAAGTTGGTAAGGGAGATTGACATGATTAATAAAGATTCAATTAAGGCTTACAACAAGT